TCAGGTGCTTCAGTTTGAGGTAGTTGACCTTGAGCTTCAATGTAAGCACTGACAAGATCAGCGCTGGACATTTCTTTGAACTGATCCATCATCTCTTCAGACAATGATCCGTTCTCTGCGTAATAAGCAGAGGCGTCAGTAATCAGGGTGACGGCAGGGTTTGCCTGATCAGACCCATCTTCTTCCTGCATCCCCGACACCCCGTCTTCTTCTTCGCCTGAGGTTGAATCACCTTGGGAAGGGGTTGCGTCGGACGATTCGGTAGTTGATCCGCTGGAACTATTCTCATTTGTACCAAGTTTTCGTTGTAGTTCGATGTAAGCCTTCTCAAGTTCTTGTGCATCACGGAACTTACCCGCATACACTTGTTCTTGTTCTGCTTGCATTCGCTCGCCAACTTCAATAGCGGCGAGTTCTTGCTCGTTAAATTCGGGCTGACCGTCAGAAGGGTCGTATGTAAGTGTTGCCATGTGTTTTAGTCTTTGTATCCGTTAGCAGAGATAACTTCTAAGTTACCGAGCCCAACTCTTGTTACGTAGTTGGGTGAACGACCAAGAGTCGGAGTACCGATCTTGTCTTTCTTTAGGTTTGTACCATTACCACGACCAGCAGGTTTAGTTGGACCAATACCTTGTGCTACTTTCTTGGCAGGTTTCTTTTTAGGTTGTGGGGCAACCTCTACCTCTTGAGATAGAACTTCCTTTTCTTCAGACATTTGTAGTTACTGTTGTTCAGGTTGTGGTGGTGCTTCATTCACACTCATCATTTGTTGCATCATCTCTTCAGCACCTTGTGATTTGCTTGGATCAAGCATTGGTGCTCGTGCTAACTGACCAGCTTGATCAGTGAGACTCTGCTGTTGTTGCATCTGCAGTGCTTCCTGTTTCTCAGCTTCAAGTTGTTGCTGAGACTTGACCAGGTTGAGATAGTCAATACCTTGTGCAGCGGCAAGACGTTTGATGTACTCACCCATGTCGATGTGCTTAGCAATTGCTTCAGGTCCAAGAGTCTGAGCAATAGTCTGAATAAACATATTCAAACTTTCTCTGTCTTGACCTCGACCAAGTGCATTCACACCAGCAACGATCTGAGGTCTGACCAGATTCTTAGGAATCGTAGGCAGTTGGTTAGATCGTTGTAGAACAAGCATTTGCCTGTTCAGATAAGGAACAAGGAACTCAGTTGTAAGAAGACTGAATAGTCCGCCCAACTGCTGCTCCAGTTCGAGTTGTGTAAGACGTACCTCTTCAGCAGTAGTACGTTCAGACTGACGGATCTGAAGAACAAGAAAGGCATCAGCAATACGCTGACCCAACTGTTGTGCCATTTGATAGGCAGTGCTGAAGTCGGCAGTCTTGCCTACCTGAAGTACGCCAACGTCATCAGGTCTACCTTGAACGATTGCTCCGTTACCTGCTTGAGCAAGAGACTGTGGCTTGGTAGTCGAACTGGGACTAACCATAAACACAACCTTGGCTGCTGCGGCTGATCCTTCGACAAGGGCTTGACTGAGTGCTTCAAGAGATTTGAGATCTCCAAGAAACTCTTCTACACGTCCACGCCCATACATCTCTCCGTCAAATGAGTTGAATCTCAGAGGCAACCACGGACTGGCATTCTTGGGTGCTGTGCTACGGGAACCAGGAAGGATCTTACCGAATGCTTCTTGGTACCAAACCCAGCGACCGTTATCGTCCAGTTTGACGTGTGTATACACTTCCACGTCGTCACCTCTTACTCCTGTTGCTCCGTCATGCCCAGGTGCATTGGGCTTCGGTTCAGGCACAGGATGACCGATAAGTTCTTTGTTGATTAGTTCTTTAGTAACGATCTCAACCACATTCCCATTACCATCTCGTTCAACAACGAAACGATTCAGTGGGAAGTTTTTGAGACCATCTTTCCCCATGTAAATCAGGGAGTTACCTGAGACAATCAGGTGCTTCATTGCTTGGTGAATGATCACACGATCGTTGGAGGCATTGATTGCGTCCATCACCATTCGTTCGATCTTGCTGAAACTCAGGTCCAGCTCACTACGAATAGTTGCGTCAAGTTCTTCACCGAGCTTGTCATCTCTTACTTGAAGTTTGAAGAATGTTGTCTGTGGAGGAAGTAGAGCAAGCATCAGCTTAGAAGCCAATGTCACTACACTCTTCGCACCAACACTTTGATATGGTGTCCGGTAATTACGGTGAGTATTATTACCTTCGTCATTGACAACAAGATAAGGCAGCGTCAGTTCAGCGCACTGCTCAGCAACGTCAAGAAACTGTGACCGATCTGTTTTCAGCGCTTCGTATCTTGATCTTGCGTTCATGCGTTGATTCCTCCTCCACCGTTACCGATGTTCAGAGTTGATCGCAAGCTACTTGTAGTTGTTCGTGGTCGTCTTGTGCTATCAGGACGACGTGCTCCACCAACCCTTACGTCTGGTTGAGATCCCACTGGCTTCAAAGACTGAGGTGGCTTTGGAGGTGCAGGCGGCTTTGCCGGAGGCAGAGGTGCTGGAGGTAGCGGTGGTGGTTTAGGAGGACTTGGTGGTTTAGGGGCAGATGTGTTGATGCACATTTTTATTCAAGTCTTTCTTTAATCCAATCAACAACACTTCTTTGTCCAGCTTGATACATGATCTGTTCAATTGAAGTGTTTGGAGATGGGTTGACAATTGGGAAATTACTATCGAGTTCAGACATGATTGCCGTGAACTCAATACCCCGTGTTTCCAGAAGATTGAGCGTTGTTGCCTGGGTCATAGTCAATTCCGAGATGTGTCATTACTTCTGCGATGCTGTCAGGAGTCAGGTCCTGATTCATATGAGAAGCGAGTTGTGCTGTGAGGTCTGCAATGGCGTGATTAGAAGCAGACAGTTGTTCTGTTAGTTCAGCACGTTCTTGAGCAAGGTCAGAAAGTTGACTTTGCAAATAAGTAATCTTTTGTTTTAGATCAGTTGCTTCTTGCCCAGCTGAGGCAACCTGAACTGCCTCAGTAATGTTTCCAAGCTGGACAACGATTTCAGCAAGCAGCTTCTGCTCGCGTGTAAGCTCGTTGATAGTCATAACGATTTAGGTTGCCACATAATTGGCTCTTTCTTTTTGAAGTTGTAGTCTTCAATCTGTAAGATCTTGGCAAGCCTTGCATTCTTCAATGCATCTGCTTCTGTCAAACCTTTTTGAGTAAATGCTTTGACAACAGCTTGCCAGTTGTAGCCTTCAGTTTCAAACAACTTCCGAGACTTAGTAAGACCATAACCAGGGCATCCTGAATAACCGTCAGTTTGATCACCGGATAGTGTCTGAAGGAAGTGCCATTGATGACCCTCTTCTTTTGTGATAGTAGTAGTTGTTTTGAGGTCGTACAAAGTTCCAGGTATTTGTCGCAGATCTTTATCTGGACTCACCAAGATGTTGTCTGGATACTTAGTAGCATAAACACCTAAAGAATCATCAGCTTCCAAAGTCGGAAGCTTGATAACTTTGCGCTCGCTCTCAAGAGCATTGAGTGCCCGCTTGTAACCACATGGTTTCTTACGAGTACGTGATCCTTTATATTCAGAGTCAATCTGTTTTCTAAAGTTGACTGAGTCACTGAAGAACAGGACAGGCTGACAGCCAGGGAAGATGTTCTCAATCTTTTTGATTTCGCGATTGATCATCTTCATTACTTCTGTGAATTTGGACTGGACCACGATGACGTCGTCACCGTAATCCAAGTCATACTCACATGCTGCACAGGATTTATAGACAATAAAGTCTGCGTCGATTAGTAGCTTCACCACAGTTCGTCATACCCCAAAGACCTACCGGTTTCGATGTCAATGACTTCTTCCATTTCCATCGGATCCCAGTCGTCACCATCAATCATCTCGTCATAGACTTGGATGCTTGTTCCAGATCCGACTTGGATCAGACTGAATGATGTGATGCTTTCAGGAACCTCATAGACTGCTTGTGATACTTCCAGTACTGCGTAACCCTCAGTCCAGTCAGACGGATAAGTAACAGAATCAAAGTCAGTGCTGTCGATCTCGTCTTTTGGATGGTCACCCATAAGAATTCCGGCAATTGGGAATGCTTCGTCTGCGTGATCAACAGAGTCACAGCGTTGATAGAAATTGACCGCGTCAGGACAGCACTCTTCGTACCGTGCCCAGTTACCCCAAAGGATCGCGACTGTATTTGTGTTTTCCATAGTAATAATTAGTGGACTTGTTGCCAGTTCTGACCAGTCTTTGCTTCAGCAGCAATAGGACATCTCAGGTTGTAGTATTCACCTGCTTGCCTTGCACTGTCTTCAAGCGAAGTCATCAGAGTTTGTTTGTGTTCTTCTTTAGTCTCAAACTGCAGTTCATCATGGATGAATGCCAGTTGATGGCTGATATGTTTAGTTGCTTCGTGGTTGATGAGCATCCATCGCTTAGCAATGACACCTGCACCAGATTGAAGCAGATAGTTGAGAGCTACGTGGTCAGACTCAAGAGCAATCTTACGACTGTCTATTGACTTGATGTAACCACGTTGTGCTGCTTGTTTGATGTCAGACAGAAGCTGACTTAGACCTGGAATAGCATCAACAAATGCTCGCCTGATCTCTGAACCTTTACGTTTGGCAGCAGTTGGTTTGAGTGAGTCATCGAATGTCTCACCAAGCTTTTGATTGCCTGCACCATACATAAAAGCATAAGTCACACCTTTGACTTCACGTCTGCTGATGCCCATTGCATCTGCGTTTGTTTGGTGTATGTCACCGTTCAGCAGGATGTCTGCGTATCGTCCGTTGTCATAACGACTCAGATAATGAGCAAGCATTCGTAGCTCGATGCCAGATAAGTCAGCACCAACCATCACCATTCCAGGTGAAGCAATGAACAGTTCTCTGAACTTGCCGTCAGCTGGGACTTGGGCGAGGTTGGGGTTGCGATGGGCACAACGGTGAGTAGTAGTTGCGACCGAGCAGTGATGATGTATCCGACCATCTTTGATCAGGCGGAGCCACGCGTTGTTTCCTTGACTCAACATTCAAAGCATCTTGGATATGGTAAGGATTGCCAAAAATTTTTCGGCAATTGGAAGGTTGATTTCGCGAAGTACAATTTCGTCGATGATTGGTTTCCCAGTCGGCGTTAGCTTCTTTGGCTTCCATTGATAGAACTCTTGCAATACCCAAGCGATGTGATCTCGACTTCGCGGGTTGAACTCGCTGATTCGAGTGCTTGTAGCACCGGCAACATATCCAAGACGTTGGTTATCCCGTTTAGGAGTGAAGTCTTGTCCGGGTACGAACGGATGAGTTTGTCTAAGAAACTCTTCAACATCACGGAGCTGTCTGTTGAGTTCCAGTTCGAGGTTCTGCGCTTTGCTTTGATCAAAGCTCCAACCATGTCGTTCTTGGTCATTTAGTATTTGTGCGCATTGGTGCTCCAGTTGTATCCAGTCAGGTAGTTCCATTGAGTTTCTTCTCAAAGTGCTTTACCAGTTTTGTTGTTACTCTCACGTCTTGGACGCAGTACTCTTCCATCTCCTCTGACCACTTAGTCCAATCTGCAGTCTTGCCGAATGAACCTTTGTAAGCGCCAAGTCGATAACCATAACTCTCAAGACTGTGTCGTCAGTAGAGTTGTAGTGGCATCTGTGCCCAGTTTCTTTTCTTATCCACACTCATCATGTCAGCATGAATCAATCTGCTGAGTAGAAGTGTGTCGATGATGTTGTTGTGGGTGAACCAAGGATAGAGCTTGCGAATACAAGGCACGTCATAGCCAATGATGTTGTGGCCGCAAATACAAGGAGCATCTGCAAGAACTTGTACTCCGCGAACAATTGGCTCCTTATTTCCTTGATCGTTGTAGATATAAGTCTCGTGCGCTTCAGTATCGAAGAGCACAAGACAATGGATGGTGTCGACTTCATCGTATAAGCCGTTTGTTTCTAAATCAAAGATGATCATCAGAAGTCAACTGTTGCGTCAAACTCAGCTTCAGCTTCTACTTCAGTGAATTTGCAAGTTTCTAAGTCGTACTCAAGGATTCCAGCGCTGCCAGTTTCGCCTGTAAAGCGATTCTTGAGTACTCGCATTGTCGTCTGAGCTCGTTGAGACTCGGACTGTTGATTCCGTTCGAGTCCGATAACAGCATCAGAGAGTTGTGCAATTGCGTGACTACCTCGCAGCTGTCCCAAAGAAGTCTTTGCGCCTTCTTCATGTCCTGTGTCTCCACTTGGTCTCCGTAAATGACTAACAAGAAACAGTGCAATGCCTGTTCGTTCTACGAGTGACCTGAGTTTTGTCATTGTTGTATCGATCATTCGTCGCTCGTCACCGTCGAGCCCGCTGAGCAGGATCGAGAGGTGATCAAGGAAGATGACTTTGCAGTCGAGACCAGATGCCAGATATTCCACACGGTTGTAGATAACATCAGGGTCGTAACTACCGAAACCATCGAACAAATACAAGTTCCATTTGGCCAACGTTTGATCAAATGCTTCTGTAAGTTCTTCATGG